CCCGACGATGTGGTGATGATGATGCGTCCGCTCTTTTTCAGATATAAACAACATCGTAGTAAGAAATAATATGGACACCGTCGCACTTCTCTGGGTGATCGTGTGTATTTCTGCAGCGTTATTGGGAGTAGGCATGGCGGTCGGAGCATACGTCTACCTCGGCCACGTTGCTCCCCCCGATGCCACGCTCACAAAGCCTCTAGAAGTATATACTGGCCTAACCAAAGCCGAACCTCTTGGATGCCCCAGCACCGACGTTCTGTGCGATTACTACATGTCCAGCAGCGGCTACACTGTCATTCCCCACAATACCATCAACACCTACATTGTCACGGATGCCATCACCAAGGTGATTAAGGGCGGGGCCCGGCTCGTTGAGTGGGATGTGTATGCGGTCGACAAGAAGCCGGTGGTGGGTGTGGCCGATGCCAAGACCCTGAAAATGACGACGTACAATACCCTAGACTTTGAGGACTGCTGTGTCACCCTGGGCAACGCTGCATTCAACAGTGCGGTGACGCCAGGATACAAGAACCCGTTCGTTCTGTCCCTCGTTTTCCATACCTCCGACAACGCGATCGTGACTGAGTGTGCCGATATCATGAAGAATACTCTGCGGAAATACATGCTGAGCTCCGAGTACTCTTACCAACGCAAGAACCTGGGAGCAGAACCTATCTGCAACCTCATGGGAAAGCTGGTCATTGTCAGCGGAGAAAACATCAAGGGCAATGGAATGGACGAGCTGGTGAACATGTCATGGGTGTCGTCGCAGATGCGGAGGATGACGTATACCCAGGCCTCACAGACGTTTGATAGCGATGAGCTGATCGAATTCAACAGGCGTAATATTACGCTTGTGGTTCCCGATATGAATACTACATCTATCTCCAACAAGAATGCGGAAATTTGCTTTTCGTATGGATGTCAGTGGGTGGCCATGTCCTGGGGAAGCCTGGACAACGCCATGGAATTGTATACTGGAACCTTCTCCGACAACTCCTTCGCAATCAAGCCCGATATCCTGCGTTACCACCCCACGACCTACAAGGCCCCGAAGCCGCAGAGTGCCGGCGTATCTCTCCAGCCCAAGAACATCGCGTCGCCCATGTATGATTACACAATAAAGTCTAACACATGAGACAAATAGAAATGGAAGGTGGACGTTCTGCATGGTTAAAAGCAGTCATGGCCGCCAAGAAGCCGGGCATGTCGCTGGGCGACGCAATGAAGGCTGCGAAGAAGACTTACAAGAAGGGAGGCAATCTGGCGATGCCCCCGATGGGCGGTCGTCGTCGCTCTACCCGCAAGGGCAAGGGCAAGATGATGGGTGGAACCGCGTACGGATTCGGCGGCGGCCCGTACACTGGCTCTGACCTCACCGACGGAATGACACGTTTCCCTTCGCTCCCTGATGCGACCTACCAGGGCCCGTCTCAGCTGAAGGGTGGCCGCCGCCGTCTCTCCCGCCGCCGCGGAGGTGCGTTTGCTCCTTCCACGGACGGCCACCCTGCCCAGCTGCCGGGTGCCAAGTCCGCCGATGCCCCGGCCACGGCGGTAGGTGCCAACGGAACGTTCTCGCAGAGCGGATCGGAGCCGGCCGCGTTTGGCGGACGCCGCCGCCGGAGCACGAAGAAGGCGGGTCGTCGTCGCCGTCGCGGAGGCGGTGCCCAGGATGCGGCTGCAGTGTATGGTGCTGCCTCCAGTGAGGCTTCGGCCGCTGCTCGCCAGGCCGCCGCTGCCCGCAACGGGTATGAGTGAACTCTTCAAAGTTTCTTGAAGATATCGTAGACGTCCTGCTCAATAGAATACCTCCTGTGCCTGCTGGATAGACCCGTGTAACACGCAAGGAATCCCCACTCGTGCGAAAATGTGGGGACATAGACCGTTTCAAACACCGGATCAACCTTAAACAGCTGCTTCATCCGATACTTACACTCTTTGATGAACACCCAGTTCGGGTGATCCTCAGATAGTGACACGGGACCCACATGGGCGGATACGATACCATTGGGATTCAGGATCCCTGGGAGCTGATGCAGGATATCAAAGTAGAGAGTCTCCATTTCATCGCCATCAGGATCAGGGAGGTCAATGATGATACCGTCGTAACGATTCTCAGTCGACCTTACGAACTGAAGTGCGTCTTCGGAGATGTACGTGGTCCGAGGGTTCAGAAGTGAGTCGCAGTTCTCCGGGAGATTCGTCTTCGCAAACTCTACGAACTGGCGGTCCCAGTCGACTATTGTAATGCTTGAAGTGTACGGGGATTTGTATAGGTTTCGGGCCGCCATCCCGTCCCCTCCCCCCAAGATCAAGATGTTCCGGCACTGGGTGAACAGCGGCTGTGTCAGCAGATAGTGATACCTGTGCTCGTCCAGCGTCGAATACTGGACTTCCTCGTCCATGATCAGCATGGTCCCGTGGTACCGCGTCTTCAGATACTGCACGTGGCTGAAGGGCGTCAGGAAGTCGTGCAGAACCTTCACCACATCGTACGTTACTGTCTGTCCGTACTGGCTCTTCTCGGACATCAAAGCAGTTCTTCCACACGTAAAAATTGCTAGTCGTTTATTCTTCTATACCAGGATACCTGTAAATTACCCTTACCACATCGAGATATCCTCCATCTTACACTCCGACTCTCCGCCCGCGTACGCCGCATCAACCTTGGCCTTGATCTGATCGCCGTAGTCCACGAACGCCTCGTCGGTGCCCTCGGGTAGGCGGGTCTCGTCCAGCAGGATATCTACGAACCCAGTGCCGCACGGGGGCTTCTGGCCGAACATGATGTTGGCCGACACGCCCTTCATGGGATCAAACTCAGCGGAAACGGCAGCATTGAATAGAATCTTAGACGTCTCCTCAAACGAAGACTTCGCCAGCACGCCATTGTCATGCATGTACATTCCGAATCGGTTGACTGAGACGAGGCGGCCCTGGTAGGTCATGGCATCCAGAAGCACGCTCATGTGGTGGTAGTTGGTATACGCCTCTGCAAACACCTCCGAGAACTCGTCCAGGAGAGCCTGGCGAGCCGCCTCCACGCCCAGAACATCGTAAACCTCGTGAATATGATTGCTGAATGTCCGGGTCGGGTCAATGTTGTCGCGGCCCAGGAGCTCGTACAGGTTGGCACCCTCCACATCCAGGACGTACTGCTTGCGGGAAGCGTAGGCGTTGACCTTCTCGTCCCATACCAGCTCGCGATTGACCTCGCGGGGGATCACGCGACCCACACCGTCAATGCCCGTCAGAACGACGTCCAGGACCCGCTCTTCCAGGAAACGCAGAGCCAGGAGGTTCTTGACCGCATCGTCGGGGAACACGATCCGCATGACGAGCTTGTCGGAGTTGGAGTCGGAGTAGACGCACTGGAGAATGTGGAGTCCCGCCTGGCCCATCTTGTCCTGGATCGTGACCATATCGTTGATGTTGCGAGCGGCCATCTCCGTCTCGTCAAACTCCAGACGCATAATCCACTTGGACGCACAGTCAGTAGGGTTGGCGGTAGAGAACTGCTGGAACCGCTGGAGGATCTCGCGGTCCTCTGCCACGGCGGTATCGGTAGTCAGCGGGAATGGGTCGTAGTACATCCGCACGGACTTGGTGATATCGCGGACCGTCGTCTTCTGGAGCTCGCGAGCTACCATGATCGCCCGGTCCAGGCTGTCACCGTCTGCGGCAGTCAAGTAAACGAAGTTCAGGGGCTTCTTGGGGCTCTTGGAAATTCCCAGGAGCTCCTGGATACGCGGAACACCAGCCGTCGCACCGGCCTTGACCGTACCGGCAGAGTGGAAGGTGTTGAGCGTGAGCTGGGTCGTGGGCTCGCCGACCGACTGAGCGGCTAGGGCACCCACCATCTCGCCGGAATGCACCTGGCTCTTGATGTACTTGTACCGCACCTCACGAATGACCTCGTCGAAGATCGCCTTGGTGAAGCGGTGCTCCAGGATACAGCGGCGAGGAGCCAAGTAGTATCGGAGGAGGCAGTGGAAGACGCGATTGGGGGCCATCCAGGGCTCCTTCATGAGCTTGGTGAGCTCGTCCACGATGTAGGTAGGGGTCAGATCAGTCTTGGTAGAGTAGGGATTGGCGTACTTCTCAATCACCCGCTTGAGATGGACGGGCGAGAGCACCGAATCCTTCTTCAGGAACAGGAACACCTCCTTCACCAGCATATCGCGGTCCTTCACGAGCTCGTCCACCAGATCAGGGGCCTCACTAATGGTCTCGGTGATGAACGGCTGGATCTCCTCCACGGAGATCGCGAACATCTTGTAGATATCCTCCAGGGTCAACAAGCCGAGATCCAGAGGCTGGGACTCCACCTGCGTGGAATCCACACCGTCCTCGCCGTAGCGGTACTGGATGATCATGCCGCCGTTGTTGCGGACTGTCCCATCGTGCTCCACCCGCATATCCTCCATCGTCTTCATCATACGACGCTGGATGTAACCGGTATCAGAGGTCTTGACGGCCGTGTCAATGAGACCCTCGCGACCTCCCATGGCGTGGAAGAAGTACTCGGCGGGGCGGAGACCCTGGACGAAGGATGACTCCACGAATCCGCGGGACTCTACGCCGTCATCATACTTGGTGAAGTGGGGCAGGGTGCGGTCCTGGAGGGTATACTGGATACGCTTGCTGTCCACGATCTGCTGGCCGAGGAGAGCCACCATCTGCGTGATATTGAGGCCCGAACCCTTGGCACCAGACTCAACCATCTGAACTAGACGGTTGGTGGGGGGCAGAGTATCCGTCACCTGCTTGGAGATCTGGGCGGAAATATCCTTGAGGGCATTACTGATCTGATTCTCCAGCTCCTCGCCATCGGATCGGCCGCTGTTGTTGAAGAACTTGCCGGCGTGGACGTCGGTCAGGATTTCCTGGACACGCGTACGGCCCTGAGCCAGAGCCTTGGCCACGAACTCGGTGGTCTCCTTATTGAGCTCCAGATCGGAGGAGCCCGTGGAGAAGCCGGTGTACATATTGAACTTGGTCACAATGGCCTGGACCTCGTTAATGAACTGGCCGCACCGCTGGTGGCCGAAATCGTTGAAGAGGACGTGGAGCACGCCCTCTGACGTGGTATTGAACGCACCCTTCTTGAGCAGACCCTTCACGAGCACGCCGTCCTTGATGGTGACGCGGCCCTTGAAGTTCATGAGAGGGAAGGCACCGGAGATGATGTCCATACCCGTGTGTGCCTCGTTCGTCCGCTTGAATGAGGAGAGGGGGCGACGGACCTTGGCCATGATGTTCATGGCGATGTGCTCGGGGATACGAACAGCAGGGTTGGAGATGCGGTAGGAACCGGTGAGCGTATCCTGGACCATCTGAATGATGGGTGCGTTCTCACGGGGGCTCACGATGAGACGCAGGACAGAAGCCAGCTGCTGGAGCTCGGTCTCGGCGGCCACGGACTGGGGCAGGTGGAGATTCATCTCGTCGCCGTCAAAGTCGGCGTTATACGGCTTGGTGGCGGAGACGTTCAGGCGGAACGTAGATCCGGGCAGGACCTTGACGCGGTGGCACTCCATGGACCCCTTGTGGAGCGAAGGCTGGCGGTTGAAGAGGACATAGTCGCCGTCAATCATGTGGCGGTGGACGATATCACCCTCGTGGAGATCAATCATGTCGGGGTTCACGTACTTCAGGGACATCATCCGCTTCTCCTCCTTCAGGAACACGGACTTGGCACCTGGGTACTTCACGCCGTTCTTCACTGCGGCCATGAGGCGGTCGCGGTTGTACGGCGTCACAATCTCGGGCTTGGTGAGGTTGCTTGCAATCTCCTCGGGGACACCCAATTCGTCAACATCAATGTTAGCGTCGGGCGTAATGACAGAACGGGCGGAGAAGTCCACACGCTTACCCATGAGATTACCACGCACACGACCGGTCTTGGCACCGAGACGGGACTTGAGGGTCTTGAGGGGACGGCCGGACCGCTGGGCGGCGGGGGGCATGCCCTTGATATCGTTGTCCACGTATGTCGCCACATCGTACTCCAGCAGTTCAGTGTGCTTCTGGACATACTCGCGAGACTGGCCGGCACCAATGAGTTCACGGAGCTTCTGGTTGCTCCGCACGATGTTGATGAGAACGTGGGACAGATCGTCGTCCATCCGCTGGTTGTCCTCCATCACGACCGGGGGGCGGACGGTGAGCGGGGGGACAGCCAGGACCGTGCACACCATCCAGGCGGGGTGGGAGAACTTGGGGTCAAAGCCGAGGATCTTCACCGTATTGTCGGAGAGACGCTGGAAGCAGCGGAGAACCATCTCGGACTGAAGGGGGACAGCCGTCTCCTCGTCCTTGCCTGCCAACTTACCCTGGAGGGTGCATACGGTACCCTGGATCTTCTCCACCTTCTTGATCATCTGGGTGCCGCAGGTGGCACAGGATGGGGACACGGCCTTGGCCTTCTTGCTAATGTAGTCTACGGATCGTGAACGGATATCGGCGAGACGCTCCATACCCTTGAGCTCGGAGTTCAGGTAAACGTCCTCGGAGAAGCCGTCCTGGCCGGCGATGTAAAGGGTGGAGCAGTTGACGCAGACGCAATTGAGGGTCTTGATGGTGAAGTCCAGGAACTGGTAGAGGTAGACGGGACGGGCGAGGGTAATGTGGCCGAAATGGCCCTGGCATTGGAGATTCGTGTGCTTGCAGGTGGGGCAGACCTTGCCGCTCTCAATGACACCGAGCCGGGCATCAAAGACACCACCGGGGACGGGGTTGTTGCCCTGATGAGTCTTGTCGGTGATGACCTCGACCACTGACCGCCGGAGGATCTCCTCGGGAGAAGTGATCCCAAACTGAACGCCTACGATGGACATTGTATTCTTATTAGACTATCCCGTAATATCTTTTACGATCCGTTCTCACCGAATGTTTCTGGGTTATGAATAACGATGGCTGTACCAATTGAAGTCGTAGCAGCACAGTGCGACATGGCTCACGATTGGGGAGCTGCACGGCCAGTTCCTCAACTGAAACAGCATCTAACTCAGGACATGAACACGTATCTTGGATTGAACGTGTCGTATCAGGGTGGACCTGAAGCTTACTTTGCCAGTCGTGTGTCTGTAGATCCTAGATTCGCCGCATGTGATGTATCGGTATACCCCTTTCCGGTTAGCGATTTGACCGTCCCCCCAGGAGCAAACTACTTCTGTATTCCGAAAAATATAGCCGAAACACGCGACGTTAAGGGCGATACAGTCTTGACACCCGAATACCTGACATTTTTGAACGGTTTCTTTGGAGAGTATCGTGGCAGGAATATCCATACTGTTGATCTTAGTGGTACACGTGGAATCACGTTCGTAGAAGACGCCCAGAGTTTTGCGGACTGGGCGTTTGATGTTCCACCTTCTGGGGATAAACCGCCTCGTGGAATTGCTGGGCCCGCTCAGCTTCTTGATTCAGCAACTGATGCGTCTTCGTGGTTCAAGAACGTTCCATCGGAAGGCAATGAAACTGAGGGTATCGGGAATTGGAAAGTGGAAGTTATCGATGGAGGAGACCCAACAAAGTATGTATGGGACGGAGACTTCGCCTTTCGGTCTACGAAACAGGTGAGACTGACTGCAAGTGGTACTGTCATTGATTTCCCAGTAGGAATGAAGACTGGCCCGTCTATTCGGACCCTGAGTGCCCTGATGTGTGCGTACCTCAAAAAAATGAAAACTCAAGGCACAAATATTCGTAATTATATGGTCCAGCTCTTGCAGTATGTCCCGCCAGATAAACGCGAACCGGGTGGAGCAGTAACTCAACGGAAGTTAAGGGTTCAGGAAATGAGGCACATAGAGTTTTTAGCACACCTGTTTGAACAGTTATTTCTACAACCCCGTAACCATGACTTTAACCTGAAACTGATCGCTTTCCTGAAATACGTAGGAGACAAAGGGCAAAACATATATGCTAGGAAAATCGAGGCAACGGCCGGAACAACCGGGGATCGCTTATCTGCTCTCTCGTTCGTGCTGTTTGGAGATACTCCGGCCATTTATCGCGACGGAAAAGGCAACCACGTATTTATCTGTCCCCCCGGTCTTCGGACATCTCCTAATGCAGGAGATCCGCGTCTAACAAACGCAAAATACCAGTTTCTGAATGCAGTGTATACCCGTGTCAAACAAGTTATCGAAGCTGCTCGTTCAATGTTTCCTGGACCTATAGTTATGCTAGGGGGGGCGATAAAAGACTTCTTACCAACAATATTTAAAGATTATTCTCAAAGTCTGTTACGTAAAGTTATTAATGAGTCTACCCTCCCTTCTTTACAATTAGTAAGTGATGATAAGATGGTTTCTTATGCGGATAGCTTCACGGATGACCAGGTAATACAAGTAAAAAAGCTCACATCGATTTGCCCGGTCTTTAATTCGCTTCGCACCAACTACGTAACGTTTACCGAGGATGATTTCCTCCCTCACGATATTGCTGAGTTTGCCCAGGCATACCAAGCACCCATCATACGGACTCAGACTGCGACTCTCCCTCCGATAAGCACGGCAAAGATTGAACGTAAACTTGACGATGCCATGAACGCGGAGGTTCTGATAGAATCCCCTATCGGAGACGATATAGCAGAAGAGGTAAACGATGTTGACTTAAAGACGACGTTAACCGATTACCTGCGAAATAACCACGTGACTGTCCCGCCAGAGTATAATTTTGACAAGGACCTGAGTGTGGTAATTAAAGAGCTGGTAGAAGCAAGTGATACAGCATCATGGATTGAAATCATTGAAACATTGAATAATCCTGGGCCGGTTCCAAGAACGCCACCTGGAAGCCCGCCACCCCCTAATGATGGAAGATCGGGCGCAACAGTACGTGATTCTGAGCCCGCCTCTATGCATACAGATGAAGAACCAGGTACTGGGTCTGGAAGCGAAGGACTACAGCCTTTTTCATTGGCTCCTGCCGTAGAATCGTTGCCCGAGAGTCGCTCTCGCTCTCGTTCTCCATCCCGTGCAACATTTTCACCCCTATTTTCTCGTCGTAACGCCCGTGGTGGTATCCGCTTTACCATTCATCGTCGCTCGGAGAGCCGACAGACGAAGAAGAATAGGGTGCGGAAGCCAAGGATGATTGATGTGCGAGTCTAAATCTAGGGCTGGCGAGCGGCCCAGCACAGCTTGAAGAGGTCGGTTTCCAGACGGATATTGTCCTGTCCCAGCGTATCTTCCAAATACTGGATCAGGGCCCCGTACTCCCTCCCCTCCTGCTCAATAAACACTCGGGGTTCGCGGATCTTGCGGGTGTCCATCCAGTAGAGCATACGCTCCACCATACGGTAGTACACGAGCCGATCCGAAAAATTGTCAGGCTGGTTTTGCCGGGTGTACGACTCCAGGAGGAGAGTTGGAGTCTCTTTCTGCATTGTTATTACTAGTAGTGGAGAGAAGAGGAACCTGGAGAGCTGACGTGGGGTCGGGTATATACACTACAGTGTGCTCCACATGCCCACAAATATCCGGAACATCAAAGTCAGGAATCTTCCCGAACTTGTCGTTGCAATTGTTCCGAATATCTTTGGGGATGATGGTGTTGGTATCCGAGGCCTCGTTGATATCCTGCTTAATATACTTCAGGAAGGTCCCACAATCCTTGCGACCCGCATAAGGAAGCACCACCTGTTCCTGGATCTTGCGGGAGATATGGTCCCACTTGGTGGCTGAGTGCTTGTAATCCGATGCCAAGGACGTCCAATTGAACTGCTCCTGAATCATCTTGATAATACCGATCCCGACGGATACCGAGCCAGTGACGATGGATGTGGTCATGGGCTCTATTTGTGAACTCGCAAGAGCAAGGTTGACAATACCCACTAAAGAAATCGCGATATTGGTACAGATATTCATCGCTGTGGATCGCTTGCTGTAACGCGAATACGCATGGGTATGCATCCAGTTGAACGATTTGGCCTGGTCGCACCAGTTGGCCAGCATACGGTCAATTGCCGGTGTCCATTGCAGACCAGGTGCGGTATCTGGTCCCTCTTCCTTGGTGGACTCGGCCATTACTACTTAGTTTACATACGCCCCTTTTTTCCAGCCTGGTGGGAGAATTGCTTCTTCGGACTTTGTGCGAGTAGATAGCGGTCGGCCAGTCCACTGGGTCAGGCGAGTAATATGGGAGAGACGAAGATACTTGAAAAAGAGCACAACCAACAGAATCATGAGGAGGGTCCCAACTATGAGGGTCTTCATTGTTTATCAAACCGATTTAAAACGCAATTACACCTGCCGTATCGGTGTGAAGGTGTGGTTGAATGGTGTAAGAGAAACCCTGTCCACAGAACTGCTTGACTGGCAACAATATACTTGAAAGTCAGGTTGTATACGTTCATTTGATCTATGATAAAGTGATTTAAATGCCACGCTCTCAGTCATATGTGGGATGAGCGGGGATAGCAAAGCCTGGTTAATGCGGGCGTCTTAAGAACGCCTGGAGCAATCCTCAGGGGTTCAAATCCCCTTCCCCGCAGTTCCCCCAACACCCGTAGTTTAGTGGTAAAATGAGGCGCTTCCACATACGTAAAGTATTGACGCAACGCTTTGTCCCGGGTTCGATTCCCGGCGGGTGTAATTTGGTTGTTTGTTTTTGTGGGTGTCAATACTGATACGGACAAAAACGGACTTATTCGTCCTCTAGACAGAACAGAGAGAGCCATGAGTCATATTGCCCGCGTAGGAAACAAGGCTCAGTCCATCATCTGTGCCCAGGCCACTGCTGTTGCGGCATTGGGTGCGACCCGTATCATTCTGGATCAACATGGAAAGAAGACCGACGTCGTCGCCCACTTTCCCGACGGGAGCGTCCAGCGGCTCCAAGTCAAGAACACCGACACCTCCGCCAAGACTACGCGGGGACACAGTGTCGACCGCCGCTCATGGATGGACTTTGTCCGCCCCTTGCGGTCTCTCAGTCTGCGTGCCGCCCTCCACGACATGACGCTCAAGCAGAAGCGGGTGAAGGGTCAGACGTGGCTGTGCAACCTGTTCAACCGCGAGTGCAGTTCGCGGGATGAGAGCGAACTGATTCTTCGTCGGTCTCTTCTCGGCGACGACCCTGACCATACCCCTTCGCAGTTCGTGGCCACCCGGCTAAACTCCGACAAGACAGCGATTATTGAAATGTCCATATGCCCGACCACCGTGCTCGTTGACCATCTCGTGTCCACGCTGTACCCCCGCCCCCGCCTTGTCAAGTCGTGCATAGAGCTGGGGCCCAATATTTACCTCCAGCGGAAGGGGGGAGACAAAAACGATTCACGGGCGGCGGATATCCAGACCAAGATCAAGTTTGACGCCTCAATGAGCCACCTCTTTACTCCGCTTCCGCTTCCGCTCCCTGCTCCTGCACCTCAAAGTATAGCCGCACCGCCGGAACCAGTAAGCGTATAACGTCCACCACGATAGAATTGCCCAGGTAGAACAAACATTTTTCCGTTGGGGTTCCGGCAAAGTTGTAGGTGTCGGGAAATCCGAACATCCGCAGGGTTTCCTTGACTGTGAGTCTCCTAACACCTTCGGGGGTATTGTAGAGCCCGGTCTTGGCTCCCGGACCGCCCGACGAAGCACAGACAGTGATGCCAGCGTTGTCTACAGAGTATACTCTCTCACCCTGCCTCCCTCCCTTCTGCGTCCGGGGGTTCACGACATCGTAGACAACGTGCGGCTTTACGACCGGAGGCCGCTTGCCTTTCTTGGGGACCAGAGAATACTGGGACAGATCTAGGGGTGGAATTCCGGGCTCCAGGATCGCAGAAACGGGCTTGGCAGGAATGGCGACCCTCGGCATGACAAACCCGCCCTTGGTGGCCACAATGAAGATCCGCTGACGGGCTTGGGGAGATCCGTAGTCGGCAGCATTGGCGACTTGGTGAGTAATTTGGTACTCCCGCTCCTCCAGTTCCCGCTTGATGGTGGCAAACGTCCTGCCCTCGTCGTGCGTCTCCAGGTTCTTGACGTTTTCCAGGATACACATGGGCGGATTCTTGGCGTCCACGATCCGGAGAATGTCGTAGAACAGATTCCCTTTGGTCGTATCGGCAAACCCTTCGCCGTTTCCGGCAATACTGAATGGCTGGCAATTATGAACAATTGTGTTCTCCACAATATAGCTATTGTCTTTATCTACCTCAAAGTTGTATACGGGAGTGTTCTCCGACATATATTTGTCAATGTTTACAGGAGCAAACCATGCATATGATCCTTCTATGAATGAAGTGTATCGGATGGAATGGTGCACGCGAATAGTATATGTATCACGCTGATTCACAGTGCGTCCTTCAATCACACATGTTGGTGGGCGATGACACTTAGTGACACTTGCTAACTTTCCAAGTTTCAAGAATAATCGTTGCATTCCAAGTGCTATATCGGGGGATACAGTTGTCATACTATATACACCATCCGTGCGAACATATCCATCTGCACGCATGTATCCCGCAATAAATTCTTCAACCAGGTGAATAGGTGCGTCGTGGACCCATTCGGGGATCTTCTTCCCATGAGCATACTTGCCAAATTGTTTTAGGATTTCATACCACTGCTGATTGTTACAACCAAACTTACGACACTTTCCAGTATCGCATTTCTTATCTGTGATTGGAAGAACCGCAGTTATCCGCTTACAAACCTCTTCTTCATCCTTATTGTTGATTGCAAATTTGATGGCGTGTTTCAATCGCCCGTCTTTTTTCTTAGATTCTTCAATCCATCCGTCCCCGAGGAAGTATCCCATCAGAAACCAATGGTCTAGGGTATCAAGTGATAGAACATTCATTTCTGTTGTAGTCTGGTTAATGATACGACTACATGTAAACTCTGGAATGATGCTTCTTGTGTTCACAACCATTCCGAAATAGTCGTTGATAGTAAGATCTTTCGCTGTCTTCCACATTGGTTCTTTGAACTTTAAATCTACATCATATCTGCGAACCGAGTTGTTCCATTTCCTAGTCTCTACTTTCTCACGAACATAGAACGGGTGTTCGCTTGTGCATACAATCGGTTCGGGATGGTACTTTATTCTGATAGCATATAGGGAATTGTTATACACTTTACGTTGTAAATTTACAATAGACTGAAATGATCCAGTATGTGTCAATAGTTTGTCATCTAAAGACACTTCTTGGATCTGCTTGTATCCTGTTTGTGTAAGAACACGGGTTCCTTCTACGAAGCATGGGAAACCTGCACACAGAACGTCAAAGTCCGGGATATCCCCTTGGATCTCGCGGATATCGCCGTGCGGGGCGAGGCCGTAGTTGGCTTCGTAAATCTTGCGGACGCCAGGGTCAATGTCGCAGGCGAGGACACACTCGGTTTCAAAGTCGGCTTCTCCGAACGCGGTATGGAACGCCCCAAGGCCGCAGAAGAGGTCAATGTACTTGATGGTCATGGTATTTCGGATACCCGAAATTCTTAAATTCGTTTTTGACTCCTGGAAACGAATTCTGGATAACTCTTAACGGAAGGAGGCATGCCGCACATTTACATCCTAGAGCTTGCCGAGGGCCACTACTTCATCGGGCGATGCGAGGATTCGGAAGATATCAACGAGAAGGTGGATGACCATCTTCTCGGCAAGACCAGGGATCCACACACTGACCGGTACGCGGTCAAGCGGGTGGACAAGATTATCAGGGACGTGACACCCGAAGGCGAGATCACGTGTTATATGGAGTACGTCCAGATGTACGGTCACTCAAATATCCACACTGATCTAAACTGCTACCGGTGCGGACGTCCGGGGCATTACAAGAAGATCTGCAGGACACGGTGGCACCGGAACGACTTTGAGATTGAGGATTAAAAACTAGCGTTAAAACAATAAATAAATGGATTTGGATGCGGCCGTTGGCGATGATTGGAAGTACGGAACTCCTCCGCGCAAGAGGAGGCCTGCCGATGAACCCGGAACGCCGTATTCTCCTGCGTACCCCGTGAAGCTGCCAAATACCCCGCAGGCGAAGAAGATGGCGGCAGAGGAAACGAAGAAGGAGGAGAAAGTCGCCGAAGAGAAGAAGAAGAGCGGAACGGGCGGCACTCGTCGCCGGAGGAAGCAGCAGAAGAAGACGAAGAAGGCCGGACGCCGGACTCGTCGTCGCCGCGGAGGAAACACTCCGCTTCCGCCGACTCGCAGCTGCGATTACAATAGTAAGTGTTCCCATTCTGATAACGGAAAGCACAATTGGGGACGGGTAGGCCCAGGCAACTATGTCTGTCAGAACCAGTGCGGCTGTTATTTTGATGATCGCTGATCCAGTCTAACCACTCAAAAATGGATCGAAATATATTCTAGGGGATAGAACACAACCATCCCCCAGAATGTCCGTCCCCTCCTTTATCACACCCCTCCTCCGCCGCCCCGAGACCCTGCTGGAAATGATCGCATCAAACCCTGGAGATATGGCCGACGCCGCCCTGATGTTGCTGACGTCAAGTGCCACCAACGACTTCCTTGAGAAGGTTGGTGCCGAAGCGATCGGTGCCCGCCACCTGTCCGCCAAGCTTGGTGCCGACGGTATTATGCCCGACGGAACCGAGGTGGAGATCAAGCCCCGCAAGTCCAAGACCCCCAACGCGACCTCCTGCGGTGTTGTGAACGATGACACGCCCATGAAACTCAAGAAGACGGTAGAGACCAACCCCCTGCTCGTCATCCTGAACGCCACGCCCGAGTCCCGAGTCAACTGGGCCGTCGTCACCCGCTTCAAGTACTGGAACAACGCCCGCTACGCCAAGATCGTGAAAAATCTCGGGATCACGGCATCCGATGGCTGGAAGTGGTCTCTCGCCGAGATGCCGCTTGACCCTGCCGAGCTGGCCGCCTGCCTCACTGACCTCAATGCCCGCCACGAGGCTCACCGCTACGTCCGCAGCTCCGATCTCCACCTCTCTGTCCTCCTCAAGATCCCGTACGAGGAGCGTAATATCTGGGTCCATCCCGATGTCCCCCGCGAGTCTCTCCCCAAGGTCATTCAGCAGCTGCTCTGAGGACGCTGGAAGCAGAAGGTATCTTCCTCTGACCCTCTGGCCTCTCCGCCCTCCACGATCCGCCCACCGCCCATTCTCGCCGATCCCCGCATCGTCACTGTCTTGATCAGCTCCCACCCCGCATCTGCATGTATTTTTTTCGTGACGTCGGCCAGGGGGTAAGCCTTATCTGTCTTGAAATTCTTGACGCTCCAGCAACTTGTGCCTCCTTCCCTCAATTTACCGAGGCAGGAGAGAATCACCGGTTTCAACCAAGTTTCGACCCACGTATCCCAACTGGGATGGTTGGTCGTAGACTGATCGCCGGCAGTGTACAGTTCCAGGTTGAAGTATGGCGGACTTGTGAGAACTAGATCAAATTCTTCGGAGATACTGGGAAGAGCGACCTCGGCAGGCTGGTCTAGAATCGTAGCGGTCTTCCCGATATCCCCGAGAATCCCACGCAGACCCCTGACCGTATTGGGATCGGGTTCGCAGCCCGTATACTCTGCCCCGGCCGCCAGAGACCCCAGCATCCGCCCACCCCAGCCAATACACGGATCCAGAACCTTCTTGGCTCCGAAGAACTCCGCGATTGTCTTGGACGTCACTGCCCTGTACTTGGTGACATTCCCCAGTCCACCTGTCATCACCAGCATCCGGCGAATCTCGCTCTTGTATGGTGTAGAATGCATCTGAATGATGGTAAGAAACGCCTTCTCCAGTTGTGCAGCAGTCACGAGACTGCGGACAGAAATACCTTTCCAGTTCCGGACGTCGTAGAAGTGTGTCATCCAGTGGTCCAAGATCTTGTGACCGGGACGGGACCGAGTATCAATGGGCAGAACCTCGCCGTCCTTGATCACCTCCTTCTTGCACAGGGACGCCCAGTCCTTTCTGCGTTGGTCCAAAGTATACTCGTCTCGCAGAATGAGGTCGGGGTTGGCCACGATCTCGGCAATAAACGGAGCAAGCTTGGCCCGCAGGTCCGGTTCCTTTTCCGGAGTCAACTCAGTCTTGGGAATGCTTATATCGTCTCGGTCCCGGTAGATTGGATTTGTGAGGAGTCTGCGTGCAGCAAAGCGAACGCCCAGGATACCTGCCATATGTGAACTATATTTATCTACCAATGTAATTGTCCGTTTTACATTCTTACGTCTTCATCCAGTCGCAGCACCGAAGGAGGCGATTGCTGCGAGTTTTCTGGATGTTGTCGCGAACCTCTGCCTTCATTTTTTCGCAAATGGTAAAGAACTGGTTGCGTAGCATGATGACGTCGGTTATCGCGGTATCCTTTTCATCGGTCGCCTTCTGGACCTTCTCATCGTTCTCGGGAGACGAAGGGAGCGATTTCAAGTAAAGAAGATGGTTCAATTTTTTCCTGACGTTTGCCAGCATCACAGTTTCCTCAATCTGAATCTTCTTCACGTCACGAAAAATGTTCTGTTCGTATAGATTCTTGTATCCGAACCGCACATTCTCGGGAAGAATGAATTTATTGGTATCCTTGATCTCCTTGACCTTGGCTTCAACGTCTTCCACGATCTTGATGATCTTGTCCTTGGTTTCCTCGGTCGCCTCCGTATCCTTCTTGAAGAACATGACCTTACCGGAATTGAATTCGCACATCGTCTGTAGTTTGTCGAACTGGTACGCTGCAGTCTTGTGTGCCTCGGCTTTGGCATCTAGCTTGAGGTAGGAGACCACGGCCAAAATGAAGGAGTTGACGGCCGAGAACCCTGAGACGACGTAGACGCCGGCGTCCACGCTCTTAAGGGATACGCTGAGAAGGGTGCACAGCGACGAGATAAGTATAGCAGGGAGCATCAGCATATTCAGTTGCTGTTCGCAGTATACCTTGGATTCAGTGTACAGCACTTTCTGACCCTGCATGTAGAGAGCCAGGAGATCCATTGATGTGGAAATGATGACTTCGCGGCTGTTATAGCTTTCGTTCATGAGGTTGCGGACATACTCCATATTCCGATACTTTGGACCTCTGTCTCCGCACGTCTTGCATTCAGTATACGGCTTGCAATCCGAACACCCCGCAGGGGGAGGAGGGGGGTCTGATTCGGGAACTGTCACTGTGGTGGAGGTTTCCTCTGTCATTCTTGTAGATACTCAAGTAAAAACGGACCAGATCACACCCAGTCTTTTTCAGTCTCATACAAACCAAGATGCCTCACACTCGTCGCAGCAATTGGATGTGGTCTAAGCCGTGCTCGTGTTGCAGTCAGTTTGAGATTGATCAGGCGAAGAAGCAGGACACGCGGGCGAAGCGGGCGGCCAGGCGTTCTGCCCAGCCCCGGAACCCTCCGCCAGAGACGATTCAGGTGACGACGGTCCCGGTATACCCTAACTTGCAGACGATCGTCACCCGCCAGATGAACTCGTATTATGGATACAGCTACTTCCATGCCCCCAGCTCTGAGAGCTACAACCCCTGGGGAACCACGCGGAATTGAGAGGAGTAAAAACGAATCCCGCACCACCCAGTCTTTTTCAGTCTCATACCATGCAGCCTGTAACCCGTGATCAACTTCTCACGAAGAATGCTCCCGAACTCATGGAGAACTACAAGTGGGTTGAACAGTATCTCCCATCAATTTACCGAGATGTTCTCCAGTCATCCAAGACTACCACAAACTGTACTTACAAGCTACGAATTCAACAGTGGGGGGCTCAGGGCTTCAGCAAGCCCGACTATATTGATCGCCTGATGTATCGCCTGAAGGAGTTGTTCCCGAACAGCAAGGTTGATTACATTGAGAGCAAGTCGGCCATCAATGGAAATATTATTGAGCAAGCGGTCCGCATTGATTGGTCGTAAAAACGAATCCCGCACCACCCAGTCTTTTTCAGTAGCATACCAAGATGAACTACGAGGATCGTCTAGCACTCGTGAAGTCATATCTTCCCAGCATGGTGGCGGCGGCGGTGAGGAAGCATTATGTAAAGTCCGACGACCGCAATCACTTCTTCATGTGTTGGCTTCAGACGGAGGCGAGCTATGATATCGCAGACATGTATGCCACCGAGTTCAAGAAGCGATTTGGAGATTACATTACCCTGAAAATTGAGAACGATATTCGGTTGGTAGCAGGCATGATTCCTAACTTTCTCAAGGCGTACGTGGATATCCAGGAGGACGAACTCAAGCTGGGTCGTATGTACTGTCTAGTGAAGGCGTTTGTGGAGGAGCAGCTAGAGGATTTCGGGAACTGGTGCGGAGAAGTGTCTATCGGGATGCCCGATGAGGACGAGAAGGAGTGAAAATAATCAATCATCTGCAAATAGGGATAATATAGCTGTTTTTGCGTGTGGTTTACACTTTATAGCTGCCTCTTCATTCCTGTTCACGAAGCAGTCTTCACAAACAGCACGGCCTCCATCATAGTTTACACCGCGGTATGATTCCTCTCCACAACATATGCATTCGACATCGTCATACGGTGCACAACTCAGCCAGGTAGAACGGGCCAGAAGAGTTCGATATTTGAGAGATCGCTCTTCTTCTGCTTTACGAAGCGGCAGATCGTGGGTATACTCCATGTAAAACTTACACGGGGTCCCCTCTACATCAAAATTGCTCTTTAGGGCGTCAAACATATTCTTTTTAGCACACCTAAAGAAGAGGAGCCCCTTTTCTTGATTCTTTTTGATGTCGCACGGATACCCACACTCACATAATGGCAGGCGTAGAAGATCCTTCTTATCCGGGAGTTTATAGAGAACGTCCTGTCTCACATATTTTCCACCCCGAATATTACTCCACTCGCTGACCCGGTGCATACCAAGGCACTCTGTTATGACGTTTTCGGCCTCTAAGTTGTCATGTTGTCCTTCCTCGTCATAATCAAAATTTGCGAGCTTCCACCTGTTATACTTCTTAAAAATGTTGGTAGGATCTTCGGTGATTACCCAGTTCACATCGTGGTCGTAAGAAATAAATTTTCCTATTGTCTGGACCTTGTATAGAGCTACGATTTTGAGAGGTCTATACATGGTCGTATTCATTCCACCCCGACCCTCAGCATGTTCCCACGAACGCCTAAATAACCTTAGGGTCTCGCCGACATAGAGTCTTCCTCCTTCGCACTTCCAAATGTATACCCAATGCATTGTATTTACCCGTGTAATACCTGTAAAACGAATCCAGACAAGTTCGTGCATGGGGTGATTATACGAAATGGGTGGCCAAACTGCGTTCGCTTACTATGACAACGATGCCCACCTCCTCTCCTACTGGTTCATGCGGGACATGAACCCCCTGGAGTTCGCACACTATCTCAACGAGCCATTCCATGTGATCAAGGATGTGGCTCGTCCCTTACTTAAGGGCAATTGTCTGCTGGAAGAGTTCAAGAGCAAGGCGTTTCACGAGGAGCACGATCTCGTGTGGGCTGCAGTCATCATGGAAGGTTCCATCGTGTGCTACGATCAGCAGTACACGATCGTCATGAAGAAGAGGAAGGAGTAATTAACGGCGAGAACGGCGGGTCTTACGACGGGCTCCCAGGTACTTGGCAATGTGAGATGGGAGGTACATCGGGAGGATGCGGTCCTGGGCCTTGACGCCTACCTCAACCGCCATCGCTTTTTCCATGTTGGTCTTCTTCACGAGATCCTTGTACCCTGGGTTCACGAAATGCCCTTCGGGATACTTGGCTCCACGGCTAATGAGGTATCGGAGAATCTCGGGCCTGCGATCGGCTAGGGTAATAGGAAATCCGAGGATACCGTCCTTTCCCAGATCTGCTCCGTTTTCCACTAGGAGCTTCATGACATCAAAGTTATTGTTTTGAATCGCCAACGTTAACGGAGTGTGCCCCGAATTTGGCAGCGTGTTCACGTTCGCTCCACGAGCAACAATATCCCGCACGACGTCTACGCCTTTATTAGTGTACAATGCCGCACGTAACTCTATATCTTCGGCCTCACCTCCTCCCCGCCGGCGGTTCTTCCGAGTCTGGCGACGACGTCCTCCCGGAAACAGCCCCGTCCCCGCCGCCGGATCGGGTTTCGGAGGCCGGGGGAGACTGGCAATAGGGTTGGAAACCACGACCGTCACCGGCTTCGGAGGCTTTCCTCCCCGCCTCTTCTGCCGACGAGTCTTGCGTCCTCCTGGTCCAACCGTCCACGGAACGCCCGGTGCCGGCGATGTATGTGCCCGGGCATTGTTATCTAAACGCTGCTGCTCAAGTTCTATTTCACTCTGTCCCATTATATTTATTTTTCCATGCCCATTTCGTTCAAATGTTGCGACGGCATCGGGAAAATCTCCAGATTCTAAAAACGGGTGAAAATATATCCACTTTACCTTGTATTCCGGGTCGTCTTTCCTGAAATCCGAGATGTAATTTGTAAGTTTGCTGTCTAACATATGCATTATCTCTGAACGGGGAACAGGTGGACGCCTCGCACGCATGTCATCTTCGGCCTCAATCAGCTCTCTGCTCATTCGGGTGATTGATGGGGTATTCGCTGACGGTACACGATTATGAACTGCTGTATATGTCAGAGGATACTCGCCATTGGGTCTGTTGGCAAACCGTTGAATATACCGTACCTTCCTTGGCCCATCAGGATCATCCGGTCTGATATCACGAACCACACTGACCCAATACACGTCTATCCGCCTCAGCTGTTCCGCTTCGGGATAAATGTGAATAGTACGTTCAAGTCTATCCTGTTCGGCTTCTACCTCCTGCTTCCAAATGGTAAAGGCGTCCATTGGTATTCACTTATCTTATTCCTTATATATACTATTTTGGTCTAGGTGAATACAATGATAGTGCGGATCGTCCCACTCCGATGGGATCATTATGCGGCCTGTAGGGCTCTCCACGAAGACGTGTTTGATGTCTGGGAACAGCCAAAGTTCTGGGAAAGCTGGCAGGCTCGAGGAGATTCATACGTGGCCGTTCAGTACGGAACCATCATCGGGTTCATTCTTGCGACCAATACCAAGATCATGTACATCTGCATCTCTCCCGATTTCCAGGGACGAGGAATCGGGACCCAACTTCTCGAGAAGGTGATTGAGAATAAACGCAGCGTTCACTTGGTCACGGCGGGAGACGAACGCCTGGTGCGTTGGTACGAGAAACACGGATTCAAGATCACCGGGACACACTATAACGGTTCGGAGTTCATGGGGGCAGATATGGTTCTCCGCCAGAGGTGCCGCTCTGTCTCTTGTTTTTTCAAAGCTGGAATATAAGGTACACACATGGCAGACACCATCACCGTTACAGGAAGCAAAGTGGACGAACTCAGTAAGATATCCCCGTGGTTCCGCGAGCGTGCGGATGAGCAGGGCGGTAAGTCTGTGGTGTTTCACAAGAAGGATTTCCCTGCGTCCAAGACCAAGTGGCAGTTCCTCGTGGATCTTGCCAAGGGTCGCAAGATGGGATATGTCGAGAACGATAAGATCGTTGTTGATTCGTCAAAGGGGTACACTGCCTCAAAACTGAAGAGGGCGGCCGACTACTTCCTCATCGGAAAGAAGGGGGAGGAGCTCAAGACCCTGAAAAACACTGGATTCCTCGGAGCCCCCCATAAGCAGCGGACGCTCTCGCACGGCCACAAGAAGCCCCGAGCGGCACCGAAGCAGCACGATTGGCTCGCCGACTTCGGAGGCCGCCGCCGGACCTGGAAAAATGGAAAAAAGCTACGCACAACTCGTCGTCGGTAAACAAAATGTCAGATGACGAAGATGAGGTGATCACCTGTGACGTCTGCGGTGAGGAGACGTCGGACGCGGACCGCATCACTGATGAGAATTGGGAGTACTGCACAGGTCTGAAAAAACAGTTCTGTGGAGAATGCCGTGTGGATAGGGAGGAAGGTCCGTGTAAGGATCCCGAGTGTGAAGCCGATGTGTGTTACAACGCCCGGATAGAAGATACGATCGGGTGAAATATGCGACGCAGTTTTGCCTTGATCTGGGGGCGATACTGGTCAACCACATGCTTGAGGACCGATGTTGTGACGATAAATATGGCGGCAGAGAAGACGATCCGGCGGTCGATCTCTGTGAACTTGCCGGTGTGCCAGTAAGGATTGAACCGCAAGATGAGGAAGGCACTGACGTAGACTTTCACATAGTATTCTACGTTCGTGAGGTAGGCCGGCTCGGTCTCTACGAGGCCCACGAGGACAATGGCATAAGTCACGTGGACCAAGAAAACGGTCCACAGGTACGCCGAGGTGTGAAGGTTCCAGAAGTCCACCATTAACTATTTACAGAGAGAATCCGTATTCAAGATGGTGGTCTCTTCGTATAGTTGGTTAGTACGTGAGATTCTGATTCTCACAACCCCGGTTCGAATCCGGGAGAGACCTTCCACCCTCTCGGGATAACTCAGTTGGTAGAGTGGCGGATTGTAGTGGATAGACTGCTCAATGAAACTCCGCATGTCGCTGGTTCGATTCCGGCTCCTGAGATTTGGTCCTGTAGCTCATTTGGTAGAGCGTGTGGCTGTTAACCGCAAAGTAGTTGGATCGACACCAACCAGGACCGCAAAAGGTTTTTATCTGTGCCCATCACGGGTTCGGATAAGATCCCTTCTTTGACTTGAAGGCCAGAGTGGCAGTACTAATGCTGTTCCTGGGCAGGCGAATATGTGCATACCTCCCATGATCCGGGAATTCAATGCGGCCTTCCCACGATACGCCTGTCTTCACCCATTCGGAAATCTTGGACTTCATATCCAGGTATGAAGGGTCCTCATCCGATACGCCAGTTCGCAGAAGGGCACGAAGTAGTTCGAGTCCTTCGGAGAGACGGTCTTCCTTGGTTTTTTCGGGGGGCATTATATTTAGAACTTGTTCCTTCGCCCAAAGCGGTAACCGCGGGGGTAAACAGCCTTTGGAGCCGGGGGCTGGGGAGTAGCCGGTGCCGGTGCCGGTGCTGGAGGAGGGGGATTCATTGTATTAAAACCCGAATATCTTGAGCGGATTGTAACCGTACGCACTCTCCAGTCCAGCATGCGAAAGACCGTGGACACCTACCGCGATTGAGAGAACGAGAACCAGGGTAATCATCTGGAGAGCGGGCAGGCGGCTGATAACGCGATAATTCATTGCGGCAAGGATCAGAGCTACCATAAGAAGTCCGCCATTCAGTATGTGAGACATCACAGACGGAAGGGTGAAGAACTTGAGCATTTATATTGATCAAACAATTAATGTGTCCTCGCCTGGGAAACCAGGTGCTCGGGGGCAGAGACCGGGGCCTGGGCAGCCGCGAGTGCGGGCTTAGAGGCCTGGACAACCGCCTTGGTGGTGTTGCCGTGGACCGCCGCCACACTCACGTGGGTGAGAGCATGGCCTAGGGGGCGGGAGACGGGGGCAACGCGCTGGACGGCAGGGGGAGAAATGAGGTGAGACGGCATTCTTGGTTTGTTGTATACAGAGATTTAAACGCCCGGGACGCATAACATATGCTGCTCCCATATTTCAGTTGGCTAGAATTCCTCTCTTATACGCTTGGACGTATGCATGCTTTGTGAGGAGGAGGTCGGCAGATCGAAGCTGCCTGGGAGCACCATCGCCTCTTTAGCACAGTTGGTTAGTGCATCCGCTTTGTAAGCGGGAGGTCACCTGTTCGATTCAGGTAGGAGGCAAACGACTCATGTACGACGAAACCGTCGTAGACGAGTTCTACGGGTCCTAGGTTTCTTCTTCAAGGTCCTCCGTCCTCCAATCTTTACCTTGTTGAGAACCTCTGCGATCAAGGCACGTTTTTGATCTAGTGTCGTCCGGTCTTCTTTGGGAATACCCTCCATCTTCTCCATGAACTGCACTCCCTTCACCATATCAATAGCTTCCGACAACTGCCGTATAAGTTCTGGCTTTACGATCATGCTGCGTCGCACCCGACTGTACAGGGCCAGAAGGGCGGGGTCCTGGGGTGCCTGCGAAAGTATAGAATACGCCATAGTCATGAACGACCGGGGATTCGGAGGCATCACACTGTCCAGCATCGCACGATTGGGCGGTTCGCGAAGAATCAGGAATAACTGGACGACCTCGGGACGCTGTTTTACGTATCCCCACTCGGGTCTCTGGTATATGGCCGCAACATCTGAGTTCAGGGGGTACAGATAAATGAAATCAATCCCTGCCTCCCGGGCGTCTTTTACGAGAGCAGCGTGCAAATTCATGCCTACGCCGCCGTACAGTTCGTCCTTTATCCGCCGGGTACTGATTTCGTTGAGGTAGATGTAGTGCTGACCTTTCTCGTTCTTCCACTCTGCAGTCAGCCACCCGCAGACAATCCCCTTGGGGCTCTGGGCAACGTAATGGACATGGGTGGGGGCTTCCTCGCACTGCTTCTTCCAGGGAAAAATGCTCTTGAAGGCATCCTGCTGAGATTCGGCAACTCTCGCTAGTTCACGGATCTCGGCAGAGTTGTGTTGACAATCGTACCGTGTGACCTTACAGGCCATCCTCGTCTTCTACTATTTTATAGCGGTCAGAAAAGTCCCTTGCGAGAAAGAGTCTTATTCGTCTTTCCAGTCAGTTTGTGGTACACATCGTGCATCCACGTCAGCTCCTGCCCCCGCATATCCCCCTTTGATGTGACCCATTTCTCCCCCATAGAATTGTGGTATTTAGGCAGGGCCTTGTGCTCGCTCCACGTGGGTGTCGCAGGGACGTGCTTTCCCTCCTTTTCTAGATACGCCTTGTACTTATCAACCCATTTCTCCCACGACGCAACTGACTGACTAGAAGGTGCCTTGGGTGCAGTGGCACCTCCGTGCTTCTTGAGGGTCGTGCGAAGCTTATTCTTACGGGTCCGCGGCATTTATATTACTATACTAAAACAATGCGAGGTCTACGCCTGAAAACCATCAAGCGGTCCCATAACCCTGAGAAAAAGTGGGATGCCGTGTTTGTCAAGCCCAACGGACAGACCATCACCCAGCCGTTTGGTCAGCGGGGGTACTCGGATTACACCAAGCACAAGAATCTCACACGCAAGAAGCGGTACATTGCTCGCCACGCTCGGATGCACGAAGACTGGTCCGATCCCACCCGGGCCGGAACACTCTCGCGGTATATTCTGTGGGGCAAGCCCACCCTCAAAGCTTCTATTCGTTCGTTCCGGAAGAAGTTCCACGTATAACCTCCAGCTGGAAACTCTTATTGAAATACTCGTCCCAGGACATGGTGTAGTCTGACGCTTTGTATATGTTCATGGTGTGCACAAACATGCGAACATA